TATTTACCCTAATCTTCCATATGCACGTTGATATTTTTGAAGCTATATGCTCTATTTTTCTTAATATAAAATCTATCATCTTTTTCATTTAAGTATTATTTTTTTTATTGATTTTGAACCATCAATATTTAATTCTATTTCTGCTTCACCTGTCCAACATTGGTATCTTATGTTTTCGCTATACTGTCTTTCAGCTATCCTTTTATGTCGGAGACATTGAGCCATACCCTCAGGCTGGATTCGGGCTTCCTTAATATCACCGCTAACAAACATTAATAATCCTACGACAGCTTCTATCATTGTGTTTTTCCGTTTCCGTTGTAATACATATCTCTATTTTTATCTTTTAGTTCTTCAATGTCCTCTAATACCTTATCCATTTGTTTTCTTAAAAATTGTATATTAACTTTGTTCAATGCCATATCTTCAATATTTTTATTTAATTTATCAGTAGTTTTATAAAGGTCTTCAATCATCATAAATTGTTCTGAGTCTGCTGGTAAAGAACCCATCTCTCCTCTTGGCCATTTAATTCTAAACTCTGTATTCTTTTCTAAATCAGAACTCATAAGTTCTAATTTTGTTGAGTGCTGATTTAATTTTTCTACAATTCCAAAATAACCCCATACACCTACTGCAACAATCGCTATTAAACTAGCAACTGTTTTCATTGGCATTTGTACTTGTTGTTCTTCTCCTATTTTAAGTGCCATAACCTTTTAATATCCATTCGTATATCTTCTTTAGAATCTTTCTAATCTTCTTCATAATTTAAAATCCTTACGCCAAGTTCGCATTGCCCAAAAAGCTGGAGATAAACTTTTCTGTCCTCTTACCTTTGCAAGTATTGGACGGAATCTCGCAAAAAAACTTCTCCGTCTCGCTGGGTCGTTTCTACCTATGCTCATACCCTTTGCTCCAAAGTTCACCTTTTGGACTCTACCTGTTCTTCTATTTCTGACAAATACTTTGAACTTCTTAACGTCTCCACGTTGTACTTTATTAAGCTTAACTGTTCTTCCTTTGTACTTTGCCATAACTGACTAATAGCACAAAAGCTTCAAGTATTAAACTTTATTGTGGTTCGTGACCGCTACAAATATACCCTATGACCTGTTTCCCGTTATATTCGTGATAGACATGGTTAGAGAATAGCTTACGTTTTTTCTGTTCGTGAACTCTAACATTAGTATGAAACCAAGCAGAGCAAGATTGCTGTATCTCAAACGTCTCGATTTTGACATCTCCAAACGTAGTAAGATAGAGTAAAGAAATAATAATAGGCTTCATCTTTTAAACTGTCTTAACCGCCAAGAATGGCAGATATAGTTATCTTTAACAGCTGGTGCATTCCATTTACCACAATAATTCCTACGATTGCTAAATAAATAACAGTTACCGCAAGCCGCTTTTGATGTAGTTTTTTGGAAAGATTGAGGAAGTTTATAATCTATGATTTCTCCGCTAGGGTAGAAATTACTTCTTTTTTTTATCATCTTCTATTTTGTTTTTGTAGAATAAATTAAGAAATGCTTTATACGCACCACCACCATTATAATCATTTTCTTGGTCAGCTTCTTGTTTAAGCTTATCTAGCATCTTATTGAACTCTTTAGCTTCTTTGTCACTTACTGTCATTTCTTGTCCTTTATAACTTTTATTAGTTGATTTGCTACTGTCGATATTGGGTCTAAATTAATATCTTTAGTAGTGCAACCTGTAAATAGTAAAATGATTGTTATGCTAACGACCTTGACCACGATATTTTTTTCTTTTTGGTATTCTCTTTGAATAACTTTTAGTATGCCGTCTTGGTCTTTTCTTCCTAGTTCTTTTGACATAATTACTAACCCCGTATAGAGGTTTTTTCTTAGCCATCTACTTTGTCAGCTTCAATGATTAATGGTAAAGGTTCAACAACAGACTCAGTTTGGGTTCTATCTTTCATTCCAAGATAATTTTTTGATAACCATATTTGCATATTGGTATTATCTTTTTTAACAGCTTTATCCCACATCTTTTTTCTTAAACTAGCTTTTCCCTTTTCTCTAAACTGCTCGATAATATCGGCATAATTTCTTTTTAAAGTTCTAGCAGATACACCCATAACACTAGCAATTTCATAAGTAGGACAACCAATAGACGCTAGGTTTTTAAGTATTTCTAAATCCACTATAATTCTTGGTCTACCTCTATCTTGCCTTTTTTCTGTCTTAATTGTCTTATTTTTGTCCATTTTTAAGTTCTGCTTTTTTACCTGTAAAGTTTTCCCACCTTTTAATTATTACATCACAATATTTAGGATCTAATTCTATACCATAACATTTTCTATTTGTTTTTTCACACGCTATAAGAGTGCTTCCTGATCCTAAGAATGAGTCAAATATTATATCATCTTCTTTAGAATTATTCAAAACTGCCTTTTGTGATAAAGCTACAGGTTTTTGAGTTGGGTGCTTATATCCTGAAACATTATCTCTTTTCACATTCCATATACTAGTGTTTTTTCTATCTCCATAAAAACTGTGCTTACCATTTCCCTCTTTCCAACCATATAAAATAGGTTCGTGCTGGGATCTGTAATCTTGCCAACCCATTCCAGCATTTCCTTTATCCCAAATAATAGTTGATGATTTTTTAAAAAATTTATCAAAATTAACCTCAAATGCTATTTTGGGTTTACTATGACTATCAGGATGACATACATAAATACAACCGAGAGGTTTTAAGTAGTCAGACATTAAATTAAAATTTTTATATAAAAAATCTATAAAATCATTTTCACCCATATTATCGTTTTTAATTTTTCCAAGATCATTTTCTCCTCTACCTGAATAATCTACATTATAAGGAGGATCTGTGAATATAAGATCAGCTTTATTATCTTTGAATAAATTTTTAAACGTGTCTTCTAATGTACTATCTCCGCAAATTAATTTATGTTTCCCAAGTTTCCAAATATCTCCTAGTTTGGATATAGGTTCTTCAGGTGTTTCAGGAACTTCATCTTCATCAGTTAAACCTTGTTTCTCCTCAAATAATATATCGTTAAGTTGATCTTCGTTAAAACCTAACAGATCTAGCTTAAAGTCTTTAGCTTCTAGTTCCTTAATTTCCATTTTAAGTAATTCATTATCCCATTCAGATTCTTCAGCAGTTCTATTGTCAGCTATTCTATAAGCATTAATCTGTTCTTCTGTTAAATTGTCTATAATAGATACAGGAACTTGTTTGAGTCCTAATTTTTTACTTGCTCTAAACCTAGTGTGTCCAGCAACAATAACTCTATCTTTATCGACCACTATGGGTTGTCTAAAACCATATTCTTTAAGGGACATAGCAACCTTTTCGATTGCAGTTTCGGATAATTTTCTCGGATTATTCTCGTAAGGTTTTATGCTGGTTATATCAGCAATTTCAATTTTCATAAAATTAACTTATATCTCATTATTCCAAGACAACAACATTAAAATTACTACTAAATAGATTATAGCAACATAACCTAGAGATAGAATCATATAGTAATTTTTTCCATTTTCATTACAATACATTTAGGAAATACATTACGATCTGAAAATACAGCTTGTTCACTATCATAACTTGCAAAAGTCCAAACGTGCTTTTTATCTTTAGCAAATATATAAGCTTGGCTAATCATAATAGCTGGTTTTAAACTTTTTACTTCAGATGCTTCTGCGTGTCCGCTATCTCCACACGGGTCTTGCCATACAATTTTATAGAAATAGTATTTCTTACCACCAATAATTATGTGCCTAAATTTTGCCTTTTTTCGTTTTTTCATTAATGTTTTCTATGCTTACTGCTTTCCAAGAGAAGTTTGATTTGTAGTTTTAATCGTTGGTTCTCCAAAGATAAACTTATAATCCTTTTTCGGACATATTTAAAGATTCTTAATATCCCTCTCATATCTTGTCTTTCAATGGCATATTAGCTTTAAACTTGTGTTTCCACTTGATTTTACCACCTGTCTTAATTTTGACATATTCTCCAAATTCATCTCCTAAATAAACTATATCCTTGCTAGACTTATTTTTTGAGACTCTAGTTAGTAATTGTTTATTAGTATCTTGTGTATTAGTCAGAGGCGAGTGCTGGATTTGAGCTGGTTGGTCTTTATCCACATATTGAAATTTATCGTAATTTATAACATTAATAATCGTAATATTTCGTCTAGGGTGGTTAGAGGTGGGTATGAGCTGGGCGAGTCTAGTGCTTATCATACCCCGTCTTTTCAACCTTAAAATGAAAGTACGCATTTCAGAGTAAGTCATTTTCCAAAATGTAGCATTTTTTCTTAAAGGAAATATTAACTCCCCACGTTTTACAAATATTCTATTATCTAAAAAATTTAAGGTTTTGTCTTGGTGTGAAGCTGAACTAATCATATACAACCAAACACTAGACTCAATTAATGATCTAAAACATTTGTGATTCCACACATCACGATAAACTAAAAAATAACCTGATTTTCTTCCTTGCATCTCTCTATCTCCCTATTTGTTTTTTCTAATATTTCTTGTTCTGTTCCGTATCTCTCAACAAAAGCTTTTTTCCCTAAATGCACAGATACCTTTCCATACCTATGATGAGTCGGACATAAGGGTATTGTCGCAAAATGACTTGGACGCAATCCTAGACCCGTCTGTGAACGAATATGATGTACTTCTGCGGCCACTTCACGTCCCTCAATGTAACAAGCATAGCAAGGCATATCTGCAACAGCTTGTAATCTTTCCCGTTCTAGCTTGTTTGGTTTCTTTGCCAAATCACACACTCCCTTTTATATTTACTCATTGCTCTTTTACCTGAATCTTCTACCTTACCATCAATTTGCAGTTCTCGTATTCTTGCTGTTACAGAACTTAATGGAATTTCTATAGTATCAGCTATTTGATGATTTGCCATTGGATTATCCAATAATAAATCATAAACCTTATCTTTAAGTGTTTTTTTGTCTTTTTTATGTTCCCAAGCTTTTTTACTTGTTTCGCTATTTCTTTGGTAGGCTTCGTAGTCTAGTTTTAGTTGCATCATTTCTCCTTTTTGTAAGGGTGGTGGATTAGAACTTTTTACGTTTATAAACCTTAGGGAGATTTTCAAACACCTAATCCACCGAGAGAAAATGATTGTCTTGATTCGAACTTATCATAACAAAAGATAAATAACTAATCATTTCTCACCCTGATTCGATTTATAGTTATTTTGATTTGGTTTGCAATAGTAAATATTAGAAAATTCGCTAATTAGGTGTAGATAAAGTCAAAAAAGCTAGGTTTTATGCGGTATATAAACTCTTGAATTACACAACCAATTTAGTATGTTTTTCTTATGTTTGAAAATATACCAAATGGTTATCACATTTCTAAAGGTGCTGATAATGTATTTTATATCCTAAATGATGGAGAGGATTATTTAGGTAAATTATCAACTGACCTTTCTACTGCTAAAAAAATTGCTATTGAAAGAATTTCAACATTAAACCCTGACTATTTTAAAAACAATAAATTAACTATTAAAGTTTGGAATAGACAAAAACATTTTACTGAAAGAAAAAAATATTTTGATAATTTAGTTCAGTTAGATCAACATATCCAAGACCATAAATCACATTTAGATTCATTAGAAATTGCTGAAAGACAAAAAAAAATAAAAGATAAATATTCTAAATTTTCTTATTTAGGTAAATTAGGAGAACAAATTACGTTAGAACTTATTATCACTAAAATATTTTCGTATGTTGGAGATTTTGGTTTAACATTCGTACACAAATTTAAAGATAATAATGGTAATCAAGTTATATACTTTGGTCATTCAAAAGAATTAGTTGATGAAAAAGCTAATGCAAAATTCCAAGAGGGAAACAAAATTACAATTACAGGCATTGTTAAAGATCATTCTAAAGATAAAGATGATAGAAATATGCCTTTAACTGTGATAGCAAAACCAAAACTAAAAAGGGAGAGAGCATAATGAGAATACCTAAAGGTTCAACAGTATCAAAAGAATTATCAAAACATTTTGGTAGAGTATTTAACACCAAAAAAACTTTTATCTTTGATATTGGTAAAGAAGATTCTAACGTGAATTTATATGGCACTCACGTTGAAGAATACTTGAAGCAAAAGCATCAAGTTAATGTAAAGGGCAAAAATGACGGAAAAAAAATTGAAAGAAGTAAAAACTTTCAAGTCGTTAGTCAAAGCAATAAAGGTACATCAGGAGAAGAATAGGAAGATAGAACCTACTCAACTCGACATATATATGAACCAGTTGCATAGACAGCGAATTAATATGATGAAAACAAGTTAAGTAATAGGGAGAAATAAAATGAAAATGATGATTGTTATAGTGCTATCTTTGACTCTACTTCAAGGGTGTGCCACTTATAAGCCGATAGTAGATACTGCTGGTCGAAGCGGAACTTTTAATGAAACAAAAGCAAAAGAAATAACTAACGATTTACAACATTGTAAAGCGTTGGCAAAAGAAAACACAAACACTTTAGTTGAGTCAGGTAAAGTAGTTTATAATGTATGGTGGAGAGAAAGTTCATTATGGTTAGCTGATAAACTTGAATACAACTATCCTAAAATTTATAGAAATTGTGTAAAAAATAGGGGGCATAGTGTCGTCAATTAAACAAAAACTTATTTTAGAACGAAGAAATATTAATAGTCAATATTACGAGACAGTGATGGAAAGCGAAGCTAATGCTGATTTAATTGGGTTAGATGATGAACATTTACACGAAGCTTTAAAATACGTACCTAACACAGTTTTAAAAAGATGGATAAGAGAAATGAAGAAACAAATAAAGGAGAGTGAAAATGTACACAGATAGCCAAGTAAGAAACATAAGTGTAATCAAACAAAGATTACGGGCTTGTCTAGCAACTATGAATGGTGCTAGTCAAAAAGAACAAGAGTCTAAATTCTATGAATATATAGGAATTAGAATGAGACAAAGAAGATTGGAACTAGGATATACACAAACTAGAATAGCCAATATATGCAAGGTCACTTTTCAGCAGATTCAAAAGTACGAAAAGTCACAAAATGCAATACCACTATCAAAGCTTAAAATATTCTGTGAAGCTACTAACACAGATTGGTCTTACTTCTTTAGACCACTTGATAGTCTTAAAAAATCAATATACTTAAATGGGAGAGGGAATGACTAAACAAAATATAAAAGATAAAGGCGGTAAAATAATAGGAGAATATAATCCTAAAGCACAAAGACATAGATACTATGTTAAAGGCGACCCAAAATCTAGCATAACAACTAGAATAAATAAAAGAATGAGTGCTGATTTTTCAAATTGGCATAAAAGAAATAGAGATGATTCTATTAAAGAAATAATGCTTATGGATAAGCACCCTCTTGATAAAATAAATACTTTTATAAAAAGAGTAAAACAAAGAGCAGAAGATAAAGAGTCTTATGGTAGAGACTTAGGAAGTGAACTGCACGATTGGATTGATCTTTATTTTAAAAGTAAAAAACAACCTACTTTACCTGAGTCTGAACCTTTAAGAACTATGGCTCAAAAATGGCTTAAATTTTGGAAATCACAAAAGTTTAAGGTTGTTGCAAGTGAGTTGCCAATGTATAGCCCTAAGTTTGATTGTTGCGGAACTAATGATGTTATTGTGACAAAAGATTCTTGGCAAGGTCAATATGCAGTTCTTGATTGGAAAACAAGTAAAGATTATGCTTTTGAACACGTCATTCAAGTAGAAATGTATAAGAGATTTATTGAAGAAACTACAAAATTTAAAATAAATAAGTTAGCGATTGTAAATATACCTAAAGAACCTGAAAAAGAGGTATCTATGTATATTTTAAAAGCAGATGAATATTTTAAATCTTTTCAAGCTATCTGTTACTTAGATAAAATGGAAAGCAAATTTAAAGACGATCTAAAAAAATGGAAAAAGGAGAATAAATAAATGTATAAAAAATATGGAAGTAATGACTTTGAAACTCATAAGTTAGAAGTCACTTTATTACACAATCAAACTGCTAAAGCTGGTGGTTGGGATTATAAAAGTATGAGTAAGGTGCAAATGTATGACACAACAGCAAAAAGAAAATATAGCCCTTATCAATTTCAACAATGGTTAGAAACACCTCATATTATGGCTATGATAAAAAAAGGTGCAAATTTAAAGATTGCCACATATGATTATGAAGATAATCCAACTAAATATGATGATGGTAATAGAAGAAAAATTGTTTTTTATTTTAGTGCCTTAAAAAACCAACCACAAAGACCTCAAAATATAGATGGATTACAACCTATTGGTCAATCTATACCTCAACAAATGGCACAAGCACAACCAACTGCACCTGAAAATGCTGTGCCTGTTACTTTGGAAGATCATAAAGCTATGAATGAACTTGATGATGAAATACCATTTTAATTTATGAGTGATATTGAAATCAAAGCATTAGAGAAACATAACACAATGCTTAAAGAACATTTAAAAGATCAAGAAAACACTATTGAACGTCTTACTATGATGAATAAAAGTCATAAGACGATCAATGGTCAATTAAGAGTAAGACTTAATCGTTTAGAAGAAGAAAACAAAAAGTTAAGAGATAAGGTCGCTGATGATAGAGAACTCATCAAAGACTTATACGACTTTGGATAGGAGAGTATGAACGAAGATTATTTAAAAGTAGATAGCAGAACTTTAATGAGAGAATTAAGAGAACTATCTATGGCAGAGAACACTTTGTATAAACTTTATCTTGAAACAGAAACAGAGGTAAAAGAACTTCACGCTAGACTCTACAAACAATACAAGCAGAGTGCCGAGAAGAAAACACAGGAACAACTAAAAGCAGATATACTTTTAGACCCTGATTACATACATATGAAAACAAAGCTTGTGGAATATGACATAAAATATCACGAAGCTAAAACTTCATATCAAAATAAAATGACAGAAATATCTTTACTTCAAAGTGAATTGAAAAGAGAACTGTCGTTTGTTGCAAAGGAGAGTAAATGACGAAACTATACCTAGACAATAATGGTCACTACCAAAAGTTTAAGGAAGATAAAATTAATTGGACGAATATCATAGCCAAGACTTTAGCTTATCTTACTATATTTGCAGTTATGATATTTTATTTTTATCTATTGCTTAGTGCTTAGTAAATTCAAGACCCCGTAAGTCTGTTGTCTCATCTATTTCAATGGTGCTTATGCTATAAGTATTAACATAAGCATCAGGTCTTTCATCAATTTGATCTAACATTTTTTGTACTTTAGGAAAGCTTGGAGATTGGTCA